CGTCAGTTGTGATGGAGCCGTTGCCCTTCTTGAGCTCGGCTGCGACATCGTAAAGCGAGCCATCGTTGAGCGCAAAGTTGCCGCCGAACGTCTTGGCGTCGTACTCTGCTGCAAGCTGGTAAGTGACTTTCGTGTCTGCCATCGTTGCCCCCGTGAGCGTAGATTGATGCTGCTCCCGTGAGCAACTTCTCAACGATACCAAACGACTATGCGGAACGCTCAAAGAGCCAGCCGCTCACAAAGTCAAAGCCCTGCTCGTTGCTTTGGATCATCTGCAACGGTCGCTCAAGACGGCTCTCAACGATTGTCAGCCCGCCCATCGCCCAAGCTCGCTTGTCCATCAGCGCAGCGCGCATGAGATCGTCAAGCTCGATTGCTGCCGGGGCTGTCGTGCTTCGTATGCGTACGTCAAGACCGTCAGTGCGTAGCGATAGAGCGTCGTATGGATCTCGAGCGATGCCAGCAGCAGTAAAGAGTCCGACGACAACTGTTGCGCCAATCTCGTTGCCCGTCCCGTCGCCGGGTGCAGGGACTCCCTCTCGCGGCGAGCGCCAGCAAGGCGCGAGAGCGCCAGCAGTGCGTGGATCTCTGACAAGCCCTTGAGCGATCAGATACGTTCGGCAAGCGTCGATGAGCAGCGGGCTTGGCATCAGCGCATCGCTCGATCCATCGCAGCCGCAAGTCGAGATCTGACCCTTGGGTAGATCTGCTTGACGGGATCTTCGAGATACTTTGCTTTGCCTCGCCTTGGGTGCTCAAAGTCGATGCCCTCATGCTGGACTGCTGCGTACGGAGTGTTGAAGCTGATTGTTGATACGCAACGATCACCGATCCAGTGAGTCTCTCGAGTTGCGCTGCGACTGAGCGTGCCTTCCTCAAACGGCACTTGGCGCTTTGCCTCAGCGAGGACATCAACGGCGATTGCGATCATCTCAAGCTCGATTGCTCGCTTGATCTTTGATGTGTCGATGCGACTACTCATCAGCTCTCGGATCGGTTGTCAGAATGTTGAGATCGCATCGGCAGTTGGGGTGAAACGGAGGCTCCTCATCGAGCGTTTCGTAGCCCGCTCTGTCAGTCAGCGTAAAGGTCTTGTCGGCGTACGGACCGCAGATCTCGCAGAGCTGCTCGTCAGGCACGACGAGCACCTCAACGAGATCGAAACCCTGCTCGAGCGCAGTGTTGATGTTCGCCTTGACAACCGCTTGCGATGTGTTTGTCCTGACAACCATCTGCGCGTATCTGCTGAGCTTCCATCGCGTGCCGCTCGCATCAACGAACGATGTGATGCCGCGCCGCTTGATTGCGTCGATGAGAGACTGACTTGCAGCGCGCCTTGTGCCGCCTTGCGCGATCTGCTCCGTTGCTGCGTCGAGCCCGAGCTGACGGTAGAAGTCATCGACGTATCTGCCAACCTGCTCAGCAGCGCCGTTGAGTCCGTTTGCCATGCTGTCAGCGAGCAGCTCGATCGCGCCCTGATGCACGCCCGCGCCGAAGTTTGGGATCGCAGTAGACATCTGCTGAGCAGCAGTTGTCGCGCCCGCTTCGTACGCGAACGAGATGAGCTCAGTGCTGAGTGGGATTGCTGCGTCTTGCGTATCACTCAAGAGCTGCCTGATGAGAGCGAGGCGCTTCTCACGGTACGCCTTTGTCCCGGGTCGCGTCCCTGCCTTTGCATCAGCTTCGATGAGTTGCATCAGGTCAGCTTCCGCTTTCTCGTAGATCGCGAGGAGCGCTGCCTCTTTGCGTAGGACGGCAGCCGTGTGGCCTGCCATTACGTCAGCTCGACTTCGATCAGCAGCGTGCCGTCAAGAGGGACGGGCGGCTCGCGTCTGACGACGCTCTTGACGATCGGCGTGATCGTTGTGTCATTCCAATCGAGCGACAGCTTGTTGCCGACCGCGACGGTGAGCGATGATGGCAAGATGACTGTGCGCGTGACGATCTTGCTGCTGTCGCTGCCCTCAGTGATGCGGCGCGTGTCATCGACAATAACTGCGTCAGCAGTCCCCGTCCAGATCACTGCGCCGTCGCTGCTTGCCGTGTCCCAATCTGACGCGAGTGACGATGCTTTGATTGATGTGAGAACCGCGTTGCGATGCGGCAAGCGGAGCGTGCTCACCCGAGCTCAAACTCTTCGCGCTCGTCGCGCTGAGTGAAGTCGTCCTCAGTCTTGGGTTGGAAGCGCGGCTGCCCGGTTGTCGTTGTGCTGAGTCTGATGAAGCCGCTGCCCGCGAGATGTCGGTAGACGGCTGGTCCGATGTAGCTGAGTCTGCCGTTGGTGCTGAAGTCTGGACCGCTGACTGTCGCGTGCTGAGATCTGATGAAGAATGACGAGCCCATCTCGAGTCGGTACTCAGCTTGAGCGCAAGTTGCTTTGCGGAGGATCATCGCCTCGTTGGTGCTGAGCGATGCAGGTATGAAGCGGCGCTCTGTTGTTGGGTCGATCGAGTGATTGACAACTGAGAGCGCGTCGATGTCGTCCTCTGCTTTGTTGAGCAGTGCGTTGGCTGTGCCATCGGGGAGCGCTGTTGAGTCGAGTCCTGTGTAGGTGCGGAGCTGAGCAGCAGTCGCGTAGGTCGGCATCGTTTCATCATAACGATCAGAGTGGCGGAGTTGAGTGGTGTTGCTCGAGCTCACTCAATCCACCTGCTTGCAATCGCAAGCGAGATGTGCTATGATGTAATCATCAACAACGATCAAGGAGATCAGGAATGACCCAAGCAAACACTGAGGCAGCGCGACTCTCTCGCGTAGTCTCCAAGCAGCTCCCCGAGTACGATCGCGAGTCTTACAATCGCGGTTGGCGAGCTGGCATCAGTGGCGGGGGCTTTGCTCTCGACAACGCCGACTCGCGCAACGAGCCGGGCGAGTGGTATGACGGCTACCTCGACTCGTCTGTCGGTCGAGCAAAGTGGCATCGTCCACTCTGCCCAGCGCACCACAACAACGAGGGCGGGTGCAAGGAAGCATGAGCAAGCCATTGACGAGGTATCAGCTCGAGCTCGAGGACGGCTCAATCGCCTTGACAGCGAGCCCAGCAAAGCGCGCCCCGAAGTGGATCGCGTACGCCAACCGATACGAGAATCATGTCAAGCCGACGGGGAGGATCTTTCACGGGCTCGGGCGAGAGGTTGTTGATGACTTGTCGCGACCGCCGATGGTGACGCGCATCAGCTACGCCTTTGATCTCCGTCGCCACGCTAAAGAGGCTTGCCAGAACGAGCGATGGGCTGTTCGTTTGCTCGACTCAGACTTTCATCGATCAGAGCTCAGCGAGCGTCATGTCTTGCGCGTCGTCAGCGCGACAAAGATCGAGAGCACGCAAGGGCTCCGGTGGAGATTGCTGCGCGCAACCTTTCGGACAACTGCTGACGTTGAGCGTGCGGTCGAGCGCACCTCACGATGAGCTGCTTGCAATCGCAAGAGCAAGCTGCTACGATGACATCATCAAACAACGATCAAGGAGATACAGCATGACCAATCAAGAGATGACACTGACAGAGAACGAGGCCAAGGTGCTCAACCTCTGCCTCAACTACGAGGATCGCAGATCGCAGATCTGCGACAACTACTCCAACGGCGATCTCAAGGACGCACAACGAGTCGCTGGTGGCAAGCATGAGGGAGCAGGACTCATCGGCTCGCTCGTCAAGAAAGGGCTCATCGATGACCCGGCGAGCGACGAGCAGCAGATCATCTGGCTCACGGAGCTCGGAGTCAATACGATCTTCGATCACAACGAGAGCCTCTAACCAAACCAACGATGGACGGCGCGCCATGAGCGCGCCGTCAGCAAGGAGATCAGGAATGACAAGCACAACTCAGATCAGCCGCACTCGCAAGGACTGGATCAACGACGAGATCGATGAGCTCTGGCACGCCAAGCGACTTGTCTCGCGTCAAAGCTCGCGAGCTGTCAATCAGCAGCGTTGGGAAGATGAGCGTGCGCTTGGCACTGCGTATCGACTCATCACTGCTCGCATCAACGAGCTCATCGAGCAGATCGAAGGTGCAGCATGAGCGGTTATCGCAAGACGTCGCTCGGCGCAGTGCTCGAGCTCAAGCCCGATGCGTCGGGACGGCAAGACTGGATCACTGTCGAGCCGCGCTCAGCTTTGGTGCGCGACGATGACGGACAGTGGGTGTGGGCTCCTCGCGAGCGTGACACTTGGGCGATCTTTGGCCGCGTTGAGGGCAGCATCGTACATCTCTCAATCCCGTCACGCTCTCGTCGCAAGCGACTCGCAGCGCCGACGCTGCACCAGATGGCGTTTCTCTATCGAGATCTCGTCGTGCAGCACTATCAATCAGATCGGAGTGCAGCATGAGCGCGCAGCGAACGATCCATCAGCTCTCGCGGCGCGAGCTTGAGCGCGAGCTTGCACTGATGCTTGACGCGCCAGCGGGTCGAGTGCGCGATGCAATCAGCGAGCTCTCGTTCCTTGACCTCAAGCGTGCTGTCAAGAAAGGGCTCAACGGCGAGCTCGGCGCTTATGGTCGCAGCGAGTGGCGCTCATGAGCTTCGCTGACGAGCAGCGTCGTCGCAGACAGCGCAAGAACGAGCTCGAGCTGCGCGAGCTGCTCGGCACGCTTGAGATGCCCGAGCCCGACATCGACTTGCAGCTCAGCGTCGAGGCAGCGCTGCTGATGATCGATGCAGCAACGCGACTTGCAAAGCGACTGCCAGAGATCGGACTTGAGGAAGCGCTCGCTTTGCATGTCGATCACCCTGAGCGCGCAGGAGCACTCGACATCATTAGGCGCTACGAGGCGATCTCAGACGAGCTGACGCGCTTTGCGCGACTCATCGAAGCTCAGCTCAAGTGAACACTGCAAGCGCTTAGGTCGCCTTTACGCGCTCCGGCACGATCAAGTCAAAGCCGAGTGCGAGCTCAACTGCGCTCACGCTGATCTCTCGAGCTCGCTTGCCGAGAGGCTGCGAGCAGTCAGACAACACAAACCCTCCGCGCTCGACAGCAGCGATCGTCCAGAGATCAAGATCGTCTGCGACGTACACAATCGCGTCGGGATCGTCTGCAAGAGTTCTAACGACCCAGCGCAGATCTACGCGCTGGCGAGTCGAGCTATTCACGGGGCTCGATGGAGAGGTGGCAGCCGAGCCGGTGAAAGGGAGAAACCCCGGCTCGGCTGCGCTCTCCGATTGCTCGATCAGACTTCGATCTGAGCAATCGTTGATTCGTGCGGCTTGTCGGGCGCTGGTTTGTAGCGCTTCGACGACTCCGAAGGCTGCGGCTTGACTGCCGCAGCCTTCTTTGGAGCCTTGCTCTTGTCGGGAGTGGCGCTCACTAGGAGGCGTCCACGATGGCGACAAACTGACGGTCGCGATCGTTGATGGCGTACCCGATGCGAGTCTCCCACTGGAGAGCAGTCTTGTTCTGCTGCCAGAGGTGCTGCACTGTGCCGCCAACGTCGATCGACGCCTGATCGCTTGCCCGGACGGTGAGGTCTGAGCGCATGACTGCGATCGAGTTGCTGAAGTCGCCGACGATGCCGACGATCTTGTTTGCGCCTGCGGTCGCTGCGAACGGGCTCAGGTTCGATGAGTAGCTGATCGGCATGCCGTACAGCGTGTCAGGAGCTTGAGTGAAGCCGTCCGTGTAGACCGCATCAGTTGTCTCGACTGCCTTGCGAGCATCGCGCAGGTGAGCGCGACCATCGCTTGCAAGAACGAGCCCTGATGGCGTGCCACCGTTGGCTTCGATCTTGTTCATGGCCGATGAGATTGCTGTGGCAAGCGCGCTGCCGCCTGATCCGAGCTCAACCGTCTGTGATGTCTGACGGAGCGAGTTGTCGAACGAGGTTGTCAGGTTGGTGCCTGCTGCCTTGCCGATGCAGTGCGCGTCAATCAAGTCTGCGAAAGCAGCTTCGACGTCAGCGTTGATGAGTACGCGAGGATCTTCTGCTGCGTCCTCAAGTAGCTCCTGCGTGTAGAGCACGTTCGTCGCGATCTTCTTGACGTTGATCGTGAGCTCTGAGAACTCTGCGCCGGTCGTGCCTTTGGCTGCGCCCTCGCCTACAAAGGCAGCCGTTGGGCGGCCTGCGTAGATCGAATACTTCTGACGCTTGCCGGGTACTTGATCGACGCGAGAGAGCGACATGATTGCGCTCTCGCGCAAGATCGTTGTGAGGAGTGTCTGTCCGTATGCGTCACGGACGAGATAGCCGCCTGAGGCGTCTGTCCCCTCGAGAAGTGGGATTGCGTTTGCCATGTGATGTGTCTCCTATCCGAAGTGATTGAGTGATTGAGCCTGCCGGTGACGCTCGGCGGCGAAAGGCTCTTATGATCTCAGCTTCGGTGGTGACGCTCCGCAGCGATCCTGCTCTCTGAGTTGATTACAGAGTATCAAGCAGCCGGACGGATCTCCGGGCGCTCACCCGTCATCGCGTGCCACGCTGCGTACATGCCGACGAGCTGCACTGCATGAGCCATCTCGTCGTGCGTTAGCACCGGCATCAAGTCGAGTTGATGAGCGTCAAACTCTTGATGGTGCTTGCGACAGAGCGGGATCGTTGCGAGCTCATGCTGATCGCCGCCAAGTGATCGCGGGACGATGTGAGCTGCGTCGAGCTTCTCATCGCTTGCCCCGCAGTATCGGCAGCGACCCTCACGCTCTTTTTTGAGTTGAGCTGCCCGCCAATCTCGACGCGGCGTACGTTGCTGCTGATGCGTCCGGCTCCCGGTCATCAGACCGACTGCTACTTGTTGCGAATGAAGCTCAAGATGTCGCTCCCGAGCCCTGCGCGGGGATCGTCTGGATCGACGTTTGGTGCGCTTGCCTTGAGCGGCGCTCCGATCGGTGACGGCGCTGACGGGCTCTGCGAGATGAGGTGCGGCTTCTTGTCTGCGAGAGCTGCAACTTGCTTCGCTGCGAGATCTGCGTCGTCGATGTCACTTGTCCCGATCAGTCCTACTGCGTCCTCGGGGTCAGTAAAGCCCGCTGCTGCGGCTGCTGATCTGATCCATGTGCTGCGCTCAAGAGTGTTTGCGCGAGCGACTGCCTCGCTTGCCTCTTGCTCAGCTTTCTCGCGACCGTTGCGCTCACGCTCGAGCTCTGTGAGAGCTGCCTGCTCCTGCTCTTCTTTCCACTTCGAGAGCTCGTCAAGCTGATTGCGCAGCTCTTTGTTCTCGCTTGTCACTGTGCGAAAGCGATCGAGTGGTACGCGCTGCTCATCATCACTTGCTGCTGCTGCCTCTACGGGCGCGGCTGCTGCGGGCTCATCGTTGTCAGGTGCGACGTCTTCAATGCTCATTGGTTCTCCCATTCGGATTGCTCAGCGAACGCTACTCATCGCAGCGGTCGCTACGGATTGATCGGCGGTCGCTGCGTGCTGATTGTCAAGCCCGGTGTGCCGCCTCGAGCTGCCTCGATGCGCGCCACCTCCTCAGCAACTTGATCTGGCGACCACTGTGGCTGCCAATACCTGACAGCCTCCTCAGTGCTGATCGCGTCAGCTCCAACGATCTTGACGAGCGTGTCTGCTGCCTCAACGTCATCGCGGAGCAAGCCGTCTGCTCGAGTGATCGACGGTTGCGTTGATGCGCTGCTCCAACTGCGACCAAAGCCGCCTTGTGTCGTTGGGCGCGAGTCGATCTCAGCGGCCATCTGCAAGAGGCGCGCAAGCGCCTTGTCAAAGTGACGTCCCTTGCCCGCAGCTTCGATGAGTGAGTGACTCATCTTGAGCTTCATCGCTGTCCCGCTGATCGCTCCCCCGTCGATGCTGCGACCGACGCTCTGCGGGCTGACGCCTGCGTACGTCAGTGTCGTGTCGATGATCTGATTGACCCATGCTGTGACGGGTGCGGAGTCGTAGGCGTAGTCGATCATCTGTACGGGGCGTGACGCATCGCCCATGATGCTGTCCTTGTTCTGTCTGATGTAGACATCATCGCCGTCAGGCAAGCGGCCGCGAGTGTCGAGATACTCAGCATCAACGAGAGCGCGTTTCTTGCCAGCGAGCTTGAGGTTCTGCTGCCCGATTGTCGTTGCTTGATTGAGTGCTAGAAAGCGCTCCTCGAGTCCACGATAGTCGCTTACGCCGTGACATGGGTTTGCGCCGAGACTGTTAGGGACGAACGCGACGAGCGGCTTGTCGATGCCTGTGAGCTGCTCATCGAGTCGAGTCTCAGTTGCTGGGAATGATGCGAGCGGGACTCTTGCGCCGATGCTGGTGCGCGTGCCGCGATAGAGGACGCTTGAGATCATGCCCGCTTCGTATGTCTCGAGCAGTCTGTATGTCTCCGTCGCGCCTGTCTGCCACTCGCTGACAAAGGTTGCGCCGATGACAAAGCGCCCTTGGAAGTGTGGGATCACTCGAGCAGCGCTCACCCACTCGATGATCGGGTAGTCGAGCAGTGTTGGCTCAACCACGATGCGTCCCCATACCTCGCCTTCGCTGCTTGCGATCATCGCTGCGCGCAAGAGCTCACTGTCAAGCTCGTTGGCTGCTGTGAGGTCATCGAGCGCTGTTGCGTCAGCCTCGTCGCCTGCCGTAAAGACTGCGGGCTCACCAAAGAGCAGATTGGCGCTGGCGCGGCTGATGAGTCGTGGGAGCGGGTCTACGATGTAGCTCGCCTCCCATCTCACGCTTGCTTGCTGTCGTAGGCGTGTCTCGTTGCTGTCGCGGAGCGCTGCAAAGAACTCGATCTCCTCCCAGCGAGAGCGTTGCGCTGTCGGCGGCCATGTGTTGCGTCCGAGCATCGATGAGCTCATCGTTGAGAAGAGTCCCATCAGATAGATTCGAGCGTGACGTACTGCTTGCGCTGTCGCGCATTGAGGTTGGCGTCATCAGTCAGCATCGCGACCGTCCATCGTACATCAATCGTCGGCTGAGCTGCGCGAGTCGTGCGCCGCTGCTGTCCATTCCGTTGCGCGTGGTGCGAGCAGTGCGATCAGCGCGTCAGGTCCGTGATCGCCGCGTGTCGGGTCTTTAGGGTTGATCCCGGGCTTGCGTACCTTGCCTGTCTCAGCGTCACGCTCGAGCGCCTTGAGCTGCGCGATGAGCGTTGTGCAGCGCGGGTGGATCGCGATCGTGCCATGCAAGTCGCTGACGCTCTCCCACTCGTTGCCGATGCGATCCGTTGCCTCGAGCAAGCGTCGAGCGTAGGCGACAGTGTTGATGCCCTTGCGCTCCCCTCCGCCCTCTTTGTAGCGACTGAATGGGACTCGGAGATGACTGTCGGGGTAGCGATCAGCGTTGCTCTCTCGAGCAGCGTCAAGCACTCGAGCGAAGGTTGCGTTGGTGCCTGCTGGTGCGCTGTCAGCTCGACTTGCTGTGAAGCGTGCGTCAGCATCGCCGCCCGGGTTGTGATTGATGATGAGACTTGCTGCCTCGCTTGGCTCAACGTGCGAGAGGACGAGCTCGTCGATGATGAACACTCCTCCGCCGGGGAGTGGGAGCGCGTACACTGCGAACGTCTGGAAGTCGCCCCAATCGATGCCCCATTCGTAGCCCTCGGCGCTCAAGTCAGAGATCTCATCGACTAGGCGCTCACCGTTGCGCTCTGCTGCCGCGATCCCGGCGTGCGAGTAGACATGAATGCTTGTCTGTCCCGCGAGAGCTTGATCGGGGTCAGCGGGGTACTCTGCCTCAAACTCCTCGTCGCTCAAGTAGTCGCTGCGCTGCTGCTCTCGCCACTCGTCAGTACGATCAGGTCGAGCGCTCCAAGGCAGAAAGATTGGGTGTATGCCGTTGCTGTTTGAGCTCGCGAGATCCCAGACTTGAGCGAAGGTCTCGCCGTCGCCGCTGCGCCCGTTGCCTGTGCTGATCCCGACAAGCTGCCCGCCTCCCTCGATCGTTGGCTGCACTGCTGTCCAGATCCCTCGAGCTGAGTGATTCTTGGGAAACGCAAACTCGTCTAGGACGACGAGAGTTGCTGTCTCTTGTCGTGCTGCGCCCTCGGTTGCTGGCAGTGCGATGAACTCAGCGTGTCGCTTTGGCAGCTCGAGGCTCGTTACGCTGTCGCGGCCTGTGTCTTGTCTCAGCCAAGGTGGGAGTCGATCGTGGATTGCTTTGACGCGATCAAGCAGCTTGGACGCATCGCCCCGGTTCTTGCAGAACACTAGGACGCGAGCGTGACTTGTCTCAGCACCGAACGCTGCAATCCAGAAGCCATAGTGCAAGACAAGCCATGTCAAGCCAAGTCGTCGTGCCTTGAGCACCCATAGCTTGTCGTGCTGCGCGAACTCGTTGAGGACTTGTCGCTGACTTTGCCAAGGCATGAACGGGATCGGGGAGCCCTTTGGTGGCTCGACGCTCCCGTACCCTTGAGTGAAGTAGAGGCAGTCAGTTGAGATGCGCTCGAGCTCTTGCTCGCGCCATGCTGCATCAAGCTCACTGTCAGCCGCGAGCTCGAGCTTTGTGTTGAGTGGTAGGCGTCTGATTGCTTGCGGGACAAAGCCGCTGTCGCCCTCATGCTGCTCGAGCCAGAGTGCAAGCTGCTCAGCTTCGCTGTCAGTGAGATCCGTGAGCTGTCGTTGAGTCACTCGGCATCATCAAGATCGAAGCCTAGATCGAGCTTCGCGAGCTTTGCTCGAGCTGCGTCGTTGCTGATTGACGGCTGATCGATCTCGATGCGTTGCTGCCGTCCAAAGTGTTGTGGGAGTGTGCGCTCGAGATACCATGCTGCGGCTGTCCAAGTGCCGTCTGCTGCTGCTTTGCGTATGGTGTGCAAGCTCGCGACGATCGCTACGCCTCGCGCTCTTTCTACGGCGTCTGCGAAGTCCATGTAGGCGAGCTCGTTGTCGTTGAGTTTGCTGCGGTCGCCGTTGTGCTCCTCGAGTTGTGCTCGGGCGTCTTTGCCTTTGCTGATCCATTCGTACGCTGCTGCGCGGCTGACGTTTGCGTAGTTGCAGGCGTGCTCGAGGAATGCTCCTGTTTGGAGCGCTTCGATGATGCGGTCGCCGTATGTCTGCGTCGAGTCAGGGTTGATTCGTTGCTTGAGTTTCGGCGGCCTCCCTTTGCTTGCGGCCATGTGCTGATGCTACTTGCGAGCGCGGATTGAGTTGTTGCGTTGTGCCGCATCATGCAATCTGTGTTGCGATCGCAAGCGTGAGCTGCTACGCTCATCTCATGAGCAAGTCAAACACAACCCAAGGAGCAACAATGAACAACTCAAAAGCAGTCGAAGCATTCACGTACGTCTATGAGCAGCACTCAGCAAACACCTACCAGATCGCTGACGCGATCTTTGACGGTGATCGACTAGCAGCACAACGCACCCTAACGTCGATCTTTGGCAAGGCTGAGCTGTTTGATGATCTCGAGTGCTGCTACGTCGGACTCGAGAGCGATGGCAGTCACCCCAAGCATCGCAACGGTCAATACCTGCCCGCGATGTGGCAGTGCAAGATCACTTGCGACTACGGCACGCTCGCAGAGTCGCTTGCTGATGCAGGGCTGAGCTCGACGGGAGCTCAGTCATGAGCAAACTGATTGACAAGCGCAAGTGTCGCAAGACGGGAGCGCTCATCAAGCTGTATGACAATCGCGAGCTCGATCTTGAGACTCAGCTCAGCGATGGCAAGTGGGAGCTGCTGTGCTGCGAGCACTCGACTGTCATGGGCTTTGAGACTCGCTCGAACGCTGAGAGCTTCATCGCTTGGGCGAGCGAGTGGTGCGAGCCGTGTCGCGAGGTCGCGTCATGAGCGCGTCTGTTGATGCAGCAAGCCCGCTCGTTTGCGCGGTCGCGATCGTCGTGCTTGACATGGGTTGGCGCGACAACAGGCGTGCGCCACTTGAGCTTTGGCAAGTTGAGGAGATCCGACTGTGTTGCGGCGATCTTGATGCAAAGCGCCCGAGCACTCGCGAGATCGAGCGGGGTTGGAAGCTCGCTCGTCGTAGCGGCGTGACTGCTGCTGAGCTCGCGCAGCGTTGCAGAGATGCGCGTGCATCATGAGCGACTGGACGCGACTCGACAACGGCTGCTACCGATACCGGGACACTGCGTACTCAGTGCTGCGAGAGCAGGGCGTCGGCAAAGCGGCGCGCTGGCACGTTCTGCGCGATGGTGAGATGCTCGGCATCGCGACAGAGCCGACTCGCGAGTTTGCGGGCTACGCAATCGACGCAGAGATCAGCGAGAGCAAGTCATGAGGCTCACGCGACCGCAAGAGCGACTACTGACAGAGCTCGCGCTCGACCCGAGCCCGTACTTCGATCAAGAGCAGCGCGTATTCGTTGAGAGCAAGCAGCTCGTTGGCGATCAATGGCCGACGCTGCTCGCGCTGTTTGATCTTGAGCTGGTGACGTTTGGCGTGCTGTACGCGCTGCGACCACATGGCGACATCACGATCACTGATGACGGGCTCGACGTCCTAGCTGCTCTCAACTGACTTTGCTGCGAGCTCTTGCTGCTCGCTGAGATCACCGATCAACGAGCTCGAGCTCAGTCTTGAGAGCTTGCCCGAGCCGCGCTGCATCATCAACGCTCGACGCTTTGGGTTGCTCCAAGCGTCCGCGTGCTGCTCATAGCTGCGTCTGAGCTCTCTCAGAGCGATGCGTCCGTAGTCAGGGCAGTGGATTGGCTCTCTCCATAGCGTTGCAAGCGTTCTAAGCCGCGCCCACGTTGCAACTGCATGATGCGCTTGCTCAAGCAGTGCAAGGGCGGAGATCGCGTTATACGCGCTCGACTTGCCTGCTTGCTCGATGAGCGCCCAAGCCTCATCAAAGAGTGGCGGAGCGCTCTCAGCGTCGTTGAGATCAAGTTGCTCGCGTATCTCACCGGGCGTCGGTCTAAACTTCTGGCCGCTGCGCGCAATCTCGCGCACTGCTCGAGCGATGTCTCTCTCAGGCAGATCGCTCAGGACTGTCAAGTACGCAAGCTCGTCGCCCTTGGTGAGATCACCCGGGAACGCTCCGCGTAGCAGCGCCATGACAACGCGCCACTCGGGCGACGGGTG